GTGCCCCGCGACAGGTTCACGGAGTCCGTGAAGTACGCCTGGTCAAACGAACCGCCGAAGTACTCGTACGAGTAAGGAAGGCGATACTTGGAGTTGATCTCGACCTTGAAGTAACCGGTCTCGGAAAACGAGACTGATCCGTAGGTCAGAGTCAGCCGCCCGTCGAGGACGGGTACGTTTCCGTTCCGCAGGTACACCGGGCTAAACGTGTACGACATTTCGTACGGGATCCCCAGGTAGGTGGATGATCCCGCAGCGTTGCCTGGTACGGACACGGTCGAAGAAGTCTTGGAGAAGACAGAAACCTTCTTACCGCCGACCACTGCCTCGATCACAAGAGACGAGAAGTCCACGGACTCCCCGGACGGGAGCGAGGTGGTGATGACGGTGGTCACGCCGTCATACGTCGCCGTCGTTGCCTTGAGCAGGCAGTCAAGGTGCGGCAAGAAGTCTTCTTGGTCCGGGACCCTAATCTCGAAGTCCATGAACTCCAAGTGCGGCGCGTTGTTGCGAACCGTGATGATGTACAGCCTCTTATTGAGCCACTCCATGCCAACGATGCGGCTACAGCCAGGGAAGGTCCATCGGCTCCACGCTGACTGGATCTTCTCGCTCCCGTTCAGGAGCCACTTGTAATTCCAGAGGACAGGGGTGCCGTCGGACGGATCCGTTGTCTGCGATGTCGCGACCACGGCAAGGTTGTCGTAGGAGCTGACCGCTAGGTTGTTCGGGGTGCCGACGACGTACGCATTGACATGGGAGGTCAGGTCCACTGCATCAAAGGTGTCCGCGCTCGTCGCCTGGTACTCGCGCATACCCGCGTATCGGGCATCGGCCTGCATGAACAGAATCGACCTACCAGTCCCAACCGGACGACACGCCGCGGATGCCGACGAGTACTCCGTGGCCTTCATGATGGTTGCCGTGGTCGCGGACAGCGGTTCGTCGTTCGACGTACGGAGAACGAACTGGGCTTGGTCGGAAAAGATCACTACCGACTGGTTGAACGGAACAGCGGCGCGGAGGGTGCTTACCGACGTATGAAGAGTTCCGATGTCAATCGGATCGCTGTCGAGTATCTGCGCCACCGATGCCCGGAAGAAGTTGTAGTAGTTTCCAGCCTCGCTCATCACGAGCTTGTCCGAAGCGAGGAAGCACAACCTGTTCTTGTAGAAGAACACATCCTGAATCTGCTGGCCGACGAAAGAAGGCCACGGATTGGTGGTCAGGTCTCCAGCGGCTCGGATTGACCACGGCCCCTGCTCGACAGCGAAGAAGGTCCCGTTAGTGGTGTCGATCTTTCGCCGGACGATGTATGGCATCTTCGCTGCATCGAGGTTCGTGAGAACGCCCGGTGCGTTTGTCTCCCTCCAGTAGCCGTTTGCCGCCGCAGAGTCCTTGACAAACTCGACCCAGTAGTCCCCTGCCGACTCGCTGGGGTCCGGATTGACGGCCACCTTGAATCCGTTCGGGCCCTGCAAGGGAAGGTCTGAGATACGGGGCACCCGGCCCTTGGCGCACGACAGGAGCGTGTCGCCGCCTGAGTCCGAGCACCTGATCGTAAAGGCGTGTGCGGAGCTTTGTGGAGTGATGTGCAGCGTGGAGCCAAACCGGGTAACTGTGAATCCGGTCCACGCAAGGACTCTGAGGTTCTCTGCAATCTCCTCCGTCTTGATCGTTCCGATTTCTCCGGCCGGGGCCGTACCGGATCCGGACCAAGTCTGGACCGAGTAAGTGGCTTCAGCGCCGCCGTTGTAGGAGACCGTCACCGAGTATGTGCACTTGTACGAGCCCTGCGTGACTGTGAGAAGAGCCTCTTGGGGCTTGCTTGGTGACGCGGTCGCCGAAGCGGCTACGGACACCGAGCGATTGACAATGAACGTTGTGTCGGCAATCGACATCATCCTGGTGTTCGTCAAGTCTGCCCCGGTTGTGTAGGTGGACCAACCGGATGGCATGGATGAACCCCAGGTTGCCCCATACACGGGCACCGGCGCCCCAGCCAGAGTCCAGACCCTGAGCGTCGAGCCGCTCAGCGACATGACGTACTTCTCGTTCGTGTCTCGGTCGATGAAGTGATAGACAGAGTTTGCGGTGGTCGGGCCGTTTTCCAGAATTCCGACAAACTGCGTTGGCGGGCGCTTTGTCAAGCCATCCGTTGGAGACGAATAGGCATTGACTTGATCCGCTGCCTGGCTAGGCAACCGCATCTGGGCGGGTTGCTGAGATACCCCCTGGATTAGGTTCGGCACCGGAAGCGAGACGAGCATCAGAAGCGCCGCCTCTGAAGGTTGACGTAGTCGTTGTTGAAGATGTTCAGATCAGCTTGGTCGCTGTCGTACTGCAAGAGGCTGAGGAATGCTTGGGCCTCTTCCGCCTGTAGCATCGCGGCTCGGTTGGCTTCTCCGACCATCCGCTCAAAGAGCGACCTGGAAGCCCGCATGATGATGTAGCGCCTGGCTGGCTCCGGGAGTTCGGTGAACTCAAGCAACACAACCGCCTCAACATCTTCGAGATCCCGCGTCCAAACATCCGTACCATTGTCAAGGTCATAGACCACGGACCCCCGCTTCACGATGTTGTACTCATCGTGGTCGATCGTGACAAAGTTTGCAGGGACGGCAATCTTGTTGTTTGCCTGTCTCGTCATGGTCGTCTTGATGGTGTTGAACCACCAGCCCCTCGACTGGGTCTCTCGACTGACTTCCTGGAGAATGTTCTGGGCAATGACCGCGTCGGTCGGTAGCCCGGTGTCGAGCGCGTTGACAGGGGCTTCCCCGACGCACGAGAGCATCGTGTTGACCGCCTGAAGAAGTGTCGTATCTTGCATGGAAAGCCCCGATGGGGTTTATGGCCCCACCGGGGCCGAGGCAGAAAGGAGCGAGTGAATCCACCCTGGGGCGGTTAGGCCCCAGGGCGGTAAGGGTTATTAGGTGAGCTTGAGCTCGACCGCGCACTCCGGACGCAGGACGCCGAAGCCGGTCATGAGCTTGCCGAGCATCAGGCTGCCCTGGTACTCGATCTTGCGCTCCGACTCGGTCACGATGTCGTGCTTCTGGACGCAGCCGACCGAAGCACCATGACCGCAGACGGCCACGGTCTTGGTGAAATCAGCCGCGTAGCCGAAGCCGTTACCAAACGGATCGTTCTTGATCGAGTGGTTCGGCATCGTGGGGTTTGCGCCGGTGCCCTGATCGCCAGACAGCGTCTGGTACTGCGAAGCGATCTGGGTGCCTGCGGTACCGGCCGCCGAATCGGACACCATGTTGACGCCCTCGGCCTGCGCGAGCAGCGGGCACTTGATGAGGCGGAAACCGGCGAGCTGGTACATCTTGCCAGCAGCGACGTTGCCGTTGCCAGGCGAGTAGTCCGAACTCTGGACATAGATGCCAGCACTGCCGCTGTTGACCAGCGACCAGTACTTCGCCGGGCTGACCAGCATGAACCGGCCCTCCTCGGGGACGTCCTTGGCGTCAAGCTCCGCGGCGGCGTCATAAGCCTTACCGATGAGGTTGGCAGCCGAGTACGAAGCACCGATGTCGATCGTCGATCCGACCAGGTCCTTGTTCCCCGAGGTCTTGTAGGTGACCGGGGCAGTGGTGACTCGGGCGGCGGCGATCATCGTGTGGATGGCGACGCGGTCGAAGTAGTACGCCAGCTGACGCGAGATTTCCTCGGCCACAGGACGGCGGGCGTCCCAGTGGTTGAGGAGCTCGTCAATGTCCGAAACGAACGAAGCCGAGATGAGCTGACCGTCGATGTTCAGCACACGCTCCGCGTACTTCATCTCGGAGAGGTAGCCATTGCTGCCCTCCAGGATGTTCTCGCCGGGCTTGTGGAACTTGGCGGCCACCGAGCCATACAGGGGGAAAGTCGCGGACTTGCCCTGGCTGATGGTGCGGATGGTGATGAGCGGCTTCATCACGGTCTTCTGCTCGAAGAGAGAAAGAACTTCTCCTCCGAAGACCTTGAGAAAGAGCGCCCACTTGTCGGCGGCGCCGTTGCTGGCGCCGAAACGAGAGGGAGTGATATCCCAGTTGCCCATTTGCATGGACTCCTATGTAAGAAGTGAAAGAAACGCGCTGGCTTGACAAGCCGTTCTGCGGGCGAGTCAGCGATCCTCCTCAACGGGTATCCGACGCATCGGGCCGCGAGTCGGTCTCGGACTGTTGCCAAGACGGACGTTCACCCCAGCCAGCTGGGGGTGATGTTTAGAGCTGGAACTTCTTGTGCTTGAGCACGGCGTAGCCGAGATAGGCGATGCCGATCCCAAAGAGAATCCCAAAGATGAATGCCATTACTTTTCCTTTGCCGCCAGGGCGGCGTTGAGTTCGGGGTCTGCGGCACGACGCGCCGCGATGTACTCCCGAGTGCTTTCCGGCTTGTTGGGGTCCAGTACGGCCTCGATGAAGTGCGCCTCTTCGCGCTTCCGTCGGGGCAGCCAGCCGACCGCAATTCGGACGGCGGTCAGTGCTCCGGAGTTCCAAAGCACGAACACAACAACGACCGCGACAATCGCGATCCCCCACCACTGAAGCGTTGACAGCCACGACGGGGTCTTGTCTTCGACCTGCGTGAGGTCTTGGTGGATACCGGAAGCCAGGGAGCCGATTCTCTGAGCCCGGACCTTGATCGTCGGGTCGGACGTCTGATCCTCTATCGCAGCGGCCTCGGTCCGGATTGCGTTAGCGTTCTCAGCGATCCGCTGCACTGGGCTGCACGAGACCTGGGCGAACCCGATGGCCGTCGTGAGCCCGAGTGCAGCGATCGGTCGCATCATTCGAGGTTTGAGTTGGCGAGCCGGTCGATGACCGACTTGCGGTACGCAGGATCCTTGGCATACCGGGGATCGTTCATTGCCGCGACCATCTCGGCGCGGGACCGGAAAGAGTCTGCGGGATCCGTACGTCGGCCCTCGACGGTACGGGAAGGGGCAGACGAGTTGCTGTCCTTGAATCGAGAGGCCAGGCTTCGGACCGCGAAAAGCGTCTTCTTCGGGTCACCGGCGTTGATGACTTCGTTGTA